TATTTTGCCTCCAATCTTCGGATTGGGGGCTTTTTTTTTGCCTTTTTTTTAATATATATTGTATACAATATGTTCCTGTTTTGTGTTTTCAAAAAATCATCTACAGTAATATCAGACAGAAAAGTTTTTTGATCAAAAACACAGGAAGAACAATGGCATTAAAAACAACTCTTGAACAGCTTGAAGAGGTGCAGGAAGCTATAACGGCAGTAATGGGCGGCCAGGGTTACACTATTGACGGTGTAACTTTCACACGTCCTATGCTTTCTTCACTTCAAGAACGCGAAGAATACCTCCTGAAACGTTACAACCAAGACACCGCAAAAACAAAACCGCGCGTATCAACAATTAATTTTACCGGGGGGTTTGAATGAATTTAACCGATAAAATTAAAAAAACATTTTTTTCGTATCATGCAATCAGTGATAATGGAAAGCGGCAGCCACCGAAAACAACTATCAAAACAGAAGACCTTGAGCTTACAGCACAGAAGCGCAAAAAGCTAAACGCGACTATTCAGGATGCACAGCGTAACATGGCTATACTTGGTTGGATGATACGAAAGCACCTGGATTATGTTACTTCATTTACATTGCAGGTTAAAACAGGCGATAAAAATCAAGATAAAATTATTGAGAAGAAATTAAATGAATGGAGTAAAAAAGAGAATTGCGATATTCAGCGCAGATTATCATTACAGAATATGTTAAGAATTTTTGAAGCCACACAAGTGGTAGATGGTGACGGGCTTCTGGTAAAAATATCAGACCAAGAACAACCTAAATTACAAGGTGTTGAAGGTAACAGAATTGGGAAACCTTCCAGTAAAAAAGAGCTTAACAAAAATATATATGATAGCATTAATGATCACGGTCTTGTGGTTAATGAATATGGTGCCGTAGATCAATATTGCATAAATACGTGGGATTATAGCTCACGTGTATTTGATAGGTTGTTAGATTGGCAGGAATGTATTTTTGATGGTTATTTTCACCGTTTCGATCAACAGCGCGGGGTTTCTCCTATTGCTGCTGCATTTAATACGCTACAAGATCTTTATGAGGGCTTTGATTATTCACTTGTTAAAGCAAAAATGCATGCGATGATGGGGGTTGTTATTTCCTCTGATAATACAACGTCTTCTGGTTTTGGAGAATACGATGGTGAAGACGGAGATACTCCTGATGATGACACAGAAAAGTATAAATTTGATGCTTCCGGAACTTTTAAATTAGAGCTTGACCAGGGTGACAAGGCAGAATTACTCGAAAGTAAAACACCTTCTACGGAATTCAAAGAATTTTCAGAGCTTATGATGGCAGTGGGGATGCTTTCTCTTGATCTTGCTTATTGTTTTTTTGATGCATCAAAGACGAATTATTCTTCGATGAAAGCAGCACGTGGTGATTATTATAAATCTGCGGAATCTAAAATTAAAAAGAATCAAAATGTATTAAACAATATAACTGATTGGGTTTTGCCTTGGATGTATGACAATGGTGTTATCACGGTGAATCCTGCAAATATAGAATATGAATGGATACCAGCGGGCGTTCCTTGGATTGATGAGACAAAAGAGGCTACAGCAGCAGCACTAAGAATCGCTACTGGGTTAAGTTCCCGACAAATTGAATGTAAAAAACGCGGACTTGATTTTGTTGATGTAATTGAACAGCTTGCAGATGAAGAAGCGATGGCAATTAAAAAATCTGCAACAATTTCAATCGGACAGCCGGGTCAGACAACAACACGTGAAGAAGAACAACAAGGAGAAAATAATGAATAAATGGTTAAGAAGTTCACCATCATATTTCAAAGCTCAGGCTGTAGATATGGATAAGGGTATTATAGAAGGTGTAGCAGTTATTACTATGGGTGAAGCTAAGGGGCACGGAGTTCACATAGATTCTGAGTTCCTCGATGCAATTGTCGAACAAGGAAATGCGCTTAAACAAGGGCTAAAAGTAAGATTTGGACATCCTTCTATGAGTTCAACTGCTCTTGGAACCTTTCTCGGAAGAGAAAAGAATTTTCGTAGGGTTGGTGATGTTGTCAAAGCAGATCTTTATCTATCCAATACAGCAAAAGAAAGTCCAAATGGCGATATATATACATATGTTCTTGAGATGGCACAAAACGAATCAGATATGTTGGGTACATCTATTGTCTTTACTTCTGGAGACAATAAAAAACTCGATGGTGATGAAAAAGAATATGCGACGCTTGAAAGGTTGCTTGCAAATGATGTTGTTGATGATCCAGCAGCTAATCCAAATGGATTATTTTCAGCATATAATAAAGAGACTTTCGCAGGGCAGGTATCAGAATTCCTTGATATTCACCCGGAAATATTTGAGCTTGTAAGATCTAAGCCAGAAGTGATTGAATCTTTTTTAGAACGTTATGAAGAATATAAACAAAGACAAAATGGAGATATCCACATGGAACAAGAAAATGTAATTGAAGTAGAAGAAATTGTAACTGCGGAGTCAGAAGCACTTGAAACTACCGAAGAAGTACCAGTTGAGGAACTAAACGCAGAGTCGGAAGTCATTGAACTGGAAGTTGAAGAAGTACAAGAAGTAAAGACAGCAAAAGAAAGTTTTGAACAGATCGAAGAAGCTTTCGGGACTGACATTGCCGTAACTGCTTTGAAACATGAACTCAGTTTTGATGAAGCTAAAGATTTGTATCTTAAAGCTGTAAAAGCTGAACTTGAAGACGCAAAAGCGCAGATTGTTGAACTTAATGACAAACTTTCACAAAAAGTCACTGCTCCAGTAAAACCATCTGAGCCAATGAAAAAACGTAAATCAATAATTAATATTAAATAGGAGGCTATTATGGCTGACACTTTTTATCCCCTTTCAGAACTGATCGTTATTAATGATCAAAATCTCGCTGACATTGATGTCAGTAATCTTTTTAACATGTCTCCAGCAATAGAAATACTGCCTGCTGTGCCTGCATCTAATGGTACTGTGCACAAATATCTCCGTGAAACTGGCGCACCAACTCCTGGTTTCCGTGCTATCAATGATGGTATTGATAACAGTATCTCTGATGACACTCTCGTATCTGCTACACTTCAAATTATGGATGCATCTTTCGCAGTGGATGTTGAGCTTGCAAAATCTTACAAAAAAGGTAAAGAAGCTTTCATACAGCGCGAGCTTGCACGTCACCTAAGACAAGCATTCTTCACAGCTGAAAAACAGATTTGGTATGGAAACCAGTCTCCAGGTTCCACAGCCGGATTTGAAGGTATTGCTGATGTCCTCCCTTATCTTGATTCTACTGGTATTGTTGTAAATGCTGGTGGTAGTACTGTTTCTACTGGATCTTCTGTATATGCAGTACGTGTATCTGATGATTCTGGCTTTGCTGTTGTTGCTGGTAATGATGGCAAAATTGATGTTGAAGATACCGTAATTCAGCGTATCGCAGGATCAGCCACTGGTACATTTGCTGGCTATTACACAGCAGCAAGCGGTTACATGGGTGTTCAGATTGGTTCTACATATGACATTGGTCGTATTGCCAACTTGACTGAAGATTCTGGAAAAGGTTTGGCTGATGATCTGATCTCAAGTCTTCTTTCTGAATTCAAATCTGGTATGGGGCCAACACATCTGTTTATGTCTCGCAGAAGTCTAAAACAGCTTCAGCAGAGCAGAACAGCGACGAATCCCACTGGTGCTCCAGCGCCATTCCCCAAAAATTCATTTGGTGTTCCAATTGTTGTTACTGATTCTATTCTTGACACAGAAGCAATTGCAACAGACACACCAACGTAGGTTAATTATACTCTCCCCTTCGGGGGAGGGTTTTTTTTAAAGAGGTAATATGAAAGAAGTTGTTTTTTTAGCATTGAATCATTCAGATCCAGAAATAGATACTCACATTATTGAAAACTGTGAAGTTTGGACACTAAATGATTATTATAGATGTTATCCATGGCTGGAACCTACAAGGATCTTTCAGACACATATGAATATAGATGAGAATGTCAAAAATATTCAAAAAGGCAGACCTGATAGGTGGCAGAATTGGCGGGAAAAATACAATAATTCAAATGCTGAAATTGTAACATTAAAAGAAGATCCAGGATTAAAAAAACAATTTGTTCTCGATGTAAAATATTTAGCTGATAAATACGGAGTAGAATTTTTTAAATCAACCTTGTCTTATATGGCAGCAGAAGCAATTGCATATAAATATGATAAAGTACATTTAATGGGCTTTTCTATGATGGAAGATTATGATTATGCAGATTGTTTCCCGAATTGCATTTATATATGTGATAAAATGATTGAGAAAGGACTTAAAATAGAAAGTAAAATTCTTTCAGACTGGAAGGAAAAAGCAAAAAGAGAATCGTTGTTACCTGCTTTTGATCCTTGTAAAACAATAAATATAGAAATTAATATACCAGAAAAAAATAATTATTTTGATATGTATGGGGTTCTTTAATGGCGCTTGACAAAACACAATTACTGGCTGATGTCAGAAATATTATTGCTGATGATCCAGTTACAGTAGTTCACCAGGGAGACACATTCACAGCAAGAAAAAGCGCTAAACGTTCTGGGGTTACATATACAGAATTTGGACAGGCAAATGATGCACTTGAATTTTCTATTATCGCGCCTGTTGCAGATTTTAACACAACTCCAGCCAAAGGACAGGATATTACTATAGCGGGGGCAAGATATAATATCGAACGTGTGGATACACTACATGCTGATGTAATGCATAGAATAGTTGTTTCACCAAGCTATGAGGCTGTTTCGTGAAAATAACATTTGATAATATGGATGAGTTCGGAAAGACTCTAAAAAATATTCAAAAGAAAACTGAGAAGTCAACAGAGAGTATTGTTAAGCAGGCATCTCTACAGTTTTTAACTTCCATTAGGGCCAGGACTCCAAAAGCGTCTGCTAATGTCAAAAAACCTAATTGGGGAAAAGTCAAAGATAAAGCCTTACTTTCAGAAGGAAAAAATTATTTTGTAAAAAGATATAATAAACAAAACAAGTTACACACATTATATGCATATGATAGGACGCAAGCAGACAAACTGAGAAAGATCCGTTATCATGGAGCTGCGAAGAATGTCTGGACTGGTGTACGTCGTAAAATGGGGTTATCTGGTATGGTTAAATCAATTTTTCAAAAAGTTGTTAATAAAGCTTCTGGATATAAAAAGGGCGGTAAAAAATTTAATGTGTATATGGAGTTATCAAACAGTGTTGATTATATAAATAAAATTGTAAATAGGTCAAAAGTAAGTGCTGCAATGCGGGCAGCAAATAAGAAACTCAAAAGTATCTATAAAAAGAAAATGGGGATCCGGGTATAATGGCTTTCAATATTCAAAATAAAGTTGAAGCAGCATGGAAAACAGAGCTTGAAAAAAATGCTTATATTATTGCAAATAGTATTTCAGTAAAGACGTTTCGTTCAAATACAACAACGAAAGAACCATCTATTATTGTGCGGGCCTACGCACCAAAAACAAGCGATGAGAACAGTAGAGACAATGACACTTTTGAGGTTCTAACTGAGATAACAGTGTATACGTACACACCAACAGATAAGAGTTTGACAACTATCAGAGAATATTTTGAGGCAGTTTGGAATGTAGCAGTAAAAACCACATTAACAGATTTCTCTCAATCCGGAGATATTGTTGTTACTGGTATTGATTGCAATTTGGAGCATGAAGAAGAATATGATGACAGAACACAAATTGTAAGGATGAATTTTATAACGAATGTCGAGGATGTCGACAGATAAAACAAAATAGGAGTTAATTATGGCTAAGAGTAGAGGAGCAGGGAATTTTTATATTGGCGCAGCAGATAATACATATGGAACGATTGTAAATTGTACAGAAGATGATGCAGTTGAACTGAAACAATCTTACGATGCAAATGGGGAACCTGATGGTGTTGATTACACTAATCGTGTTATTACTATGACAATGGAAATACAAGTCGATGGCACTATGCCAGCCGCAGGTGCTACAATTTCGTGTAAATTTGAAGACGGAACCACGGCAAATGCTATTATCGCATCTGTTGGAAAAACAGAAGACAATAACGAATATAAAACAGGAACTATCACCGCTGAACGTTATCCAACAAATAGCGTACCATCATAGGATTCAATAATGCGCGAAATTGCACTAACTGAAAATGATCTAGTAATGGAGTTTACAACCGCGCAGGGTGGTTTTCTTAACATCAATGGAGTTAAGATTCCACCTTTGACAATAGGTAAAATTTCATTGCTGGCAAGTATAAATAGTCCTTTCCTGGAGGAAAAAGAAAACAATTCCTTTTCCGGAAAGGATATACTTGATGCATTGTATATATGTACATATGGCTTTACTGCTATACAGGAAATATATCAAGCATCCAGGCAGATAAAACAATTAGAGATGACACAACTTGCTACTTGTGGCAACTCTGAAAACTATCAAATAATGGTTGATAAAATAGAAAAACACACAGAAGCATATAAAAATTTTGATGAAGCTGTATTAATCTTTGCTGATGATTTAGGGTTTTTTAATATTCAAGAAACTGCGGAATGGCTTGTGGAGCAGATATCTGTTGGCTTGAATGGTTACAATATGATTGTTTCCGAGAATGGTAATAAAAAAAAAGTAAAGGGTCAAAAACAATTGATGTGTTTGACGAACACTGGATTATTAAAACAATTACCATGGTTTCCGAGGTTGTTAATCTGGATCCTGAAAAAATTAAGTGGCAAATACCGTTTACAGAAATAGGGCATTATGTGGCGATAAATGCAGCAAACAAGGGTGTAAAAGTTAGGCGGGAATTAAACAAGAAATTAGTTTTAAAAAGACTTAAAGACGCTAAAAAATGGGCTTTAGAACAGAGGAAAAAAAATGGCAAGTAGCATATTAAAAGCAAGGGTAGAACTCAATACCACATCTGTTGAACATGGCCTTAAAAAAATGCGCAAGGGGTTTAATAATATTGCTGCAATTGGCGCGGGGGCTGCTATTGCTGCTGTGGGTGCTGGGATTGCATATTCTGTAAAAAAATCAACAGATTTTGAAAAATCACTCACAAAAGTCTGGACGTTACTTGATGGCGTAACAAAAACAGATATGCAAAAAATAGGTAAACAAGTTCAAGAGCTTGCGGTAAAATATGGTATTCCGGCAGCAGAGGCAATGGAGTCTTTATATCAGACAATTTCAGCAGGGCAAAAGCCAGCACAGGCGCTTGAAACACTCAATAGCGTAGCGATGCTTGCAAAAGGTGGGTTTGTTGAAATGAGCCAGGCGACAATGGCAGTAACAAAGCTCATGAATATTTATGGCAAAGAGGCTGGCGGTGCTGCTCGTGTATCAGATTTACTCTTTCAAACAGTGAAACTCGGACAGACAGACATGGAAAAATTATCGGGTTCGGTTGGTTCATTTATGGGACTTTCAAAAGAACTTGGGCTTAGTATGGAAGAATCATTAGGGATATTCGCGCAGCTTACGACAACAATGGGGAGTACGGAAAAAGCATCAACAGCAATAAGAGCGGTATTTAATGCCATTTTAAAGCCTTCAGATAAATTAAGTGTTATATTTAAAAAAATTGCTCGCGAACAAGGT